CATATCGCCTGCGCACGGCTAGAGGCACGCATTGAAGGGCTGGCATTCTAATGGCTGTTGCGCCCACATCTCGAAAGCTTGGCCTTACTCGCGACCAGCTGGCTGCGTTCCTTGGCGACCATGAGCAGATCAAGCAGTTCGAGAACCTGTTTAACATCGTGGACACCGAGGTTGCGCCGGACGCGGTAACGCAGGCCACAATCTTGGCTGGCAATGCCCAGTCATCTGCCAATGAGGCTTTAGCCTATATCGCAGGTATCATTTCTACCTTGGAGTTGCTGCAGCAAGCACCAAGTGGAGCATCGCAAGAGCAAATCGATAATCTTCAAGACCAGATTGCTGCGCTGCAACAAACGCCACCTCCGAAGGAGTTCCGCACGCCGCGCTACGGTTCGTTCTACGACACGACCGACCAGACCGCCGCGCTGGCCAATACGGCGTATGCGTTCACATATAACACAACCGATCTATCACAGGGCGTCTATATCGGTTCGCCGACGTCGCGGGTGTATGTCGACACAGCGAATATCTACAACATTCAGTTCTCTGCGGAATTTATCAATACGTCAGGCGGCACGTCTAACGCGTGGATTTGGCTGCGCAAAAACGGAACCGACGTGCCCAACAGTGCTTCTACCGTCCGCGTCCAAGGCAACAACACCGAACTTGTCGCGGCGTGGAACTTTCTGTTACAAATGAATGCGGGTGATTATTTTGAGTTGATGTGGGAAGTGTCGGGCGTTGCGTTGTCGCTCCACGCCGACCCGGCGACTGCAATTCACCCAGCTATCCCGTCCATCATTTTGACTGTGACGGATAACGTCAGCACTTTGGAGGTTTAATATGGCTGTTGTCACAAAAGTTCTGATTCCGGCCAAGACCGCCGAGAATGTTCAGACCTCGCAATACACGGCGACCAACGTCACGACGATCATCGATAAGTTCACGGCTACCAATTACAGCGCCAATGCTGCGACGATCAGCGTCAATCTGGTCGCATCCGGTGGAAGCGCAGGCAATGACAACCTGACTGTCAAGACCAAGACGCTCCAGCCAGCCGAAACCTACACTTTCCCTGAGTTGGTTGGCCAAGTCATCGCGGCTGGCGGTTTCATTTCAACGATTGCTGGGACTGCCTCAGCGATCAACATTCGCGCATCAGGCCGGGAGATCGCCTAATGGAAAAGCCGATGTTCATGATCGAGGGGTTTGGAGGTTTGCGTGAGAGCAAGCCATTTCTGACCGCTGCCGAGAATAAGAAGAACACCCAGATCGCTATCGACGATTGGATGCTTGGGCCGGAAAACCCCACCAACGAGCGTGGTGCCAATGCGCCTTATTGGCGTGCGTTGGGCCGTGCGATGCGTGTAGACGAGGCCGAGGCTCGTCGTCGTCGCTGCTCCAACTGCGAGTATTACGACAACTCCACGCTGACGCAGGCCAAGATGGACAAGATTCCTTGGAATGAATGGGACGTTGAGGCTGGCTTTCGTGGCTACTGCACCAAGCTGAACTTCATTTGTCATGATCTGCGGTCCTGCCAGGTGTGGGAAGAGCGCGAGTTTGAATCTGAGGATTGACTGTGATAGGGTAAAGTCACCGAGCGTCATTGAGCAGCCGGTGGCTCACTTGTTGGAGTGAAGCTGTGACTGCACTTTGCCAATCAAAAGACCTACAGACTGTCGGTGACAGCCTTGTTGCGCCTTTTGAAAAGGCATTCACGGAATCTGATGTTCAGAAGCTTGAAGCTGCTTTTCTTGATCTTCCGCAGGCTGATTGCCCGATCACACATCGCTTTGCGCCTGGTATTTATATCCGCGAAGTCACGATGCCGGCTGGTTCCTATGTTATTGGCCACCATCACAAAACCGATCACCTCAACATCATGCTCTCCGGTCGTCTGACTATTCTCAATGAGGATGGCACCAAGACAGAGCTATGCGCACCGCAGACCTTCATTGCGCCAGCTGGTCGCAAGATCGCTTATATCCATGAGGACGTGATCTGGCAGAACGTGTTCGCCACTGAAGAGCGCGATATTGATACGCTGGAAACCATGTACCTGGACAAAAGCGAGGCATGGCTGGAAGCGCAGAAGTTTAGCCAGATGCTGCTGAGTTTTGACCACTCCGAAGACGTGGCAGACTTCTATGCGGCGATTGAACTGTTCTGTTTCGATGAAGAAACCGTGCGCGCAATCTCCGAGGATGAAAGTGATCAGATTCCGTTTCCGCATGGAGAATACAAGGTTGCCGTTGGAGATAGCCAGATCGAAGGGCGTGGCTTATTTGCCACATGTCTAATTCCGCAGTTTGAGGTGATCGCCCCAGCGTTGCTTGGTGGAAAACGCACGCCTGCTGGCCGTTACACCAATCATGCGAAGAACCCGAATGCGATGATGTTCCGCATGGAGAATGGCGACATTTACCTTGTGGCGTTGCGTGATATTGCGGGATGCAAGGGCGGAAACCTCGGTGAAGAAATAACAGTTGATTATCGTCAGGCGCTGACCGTGACGATTGGAGGAAATTAATATGAGTGCGGTAGCAGCAGCAGTTGTGGGAAGCGCCGTCATTGGCGGTGTGGTCGCTTCCAGTTCAGCCAGTAAGGCTGCGAAGGCGCAGGTGCAGTCTGCAGAAGCTGCGGCGGCTGAACAGCGTGCGGCTCGTGAAGAGCTTCGCACTTTGCTTGCGCCATATACAGCTGCCGGCACTCCTGCTTTGCAGGCTCAGATGGCAGCACTTGGTCTTTCTGGTCCTGAGGCGCAGGCTCAATATGTTGCCGGTCAAGAGCAAAGCCCGATCTTCCAGGCTCTGGCTCGTCAGGGTGAAGAAGCTATTTTGCAGCGTGCATCTGCAACTGGTGGATTGCGCGGTGGCAACGTGCAGGGCGCATTGGCGCAGTTTCGTCCCGCACTGCTCAACCAGTTTCTTGAGCAGCAATATCAGCGCCTAGGTGGCATGACCACACTTGGTCAGCAATCTGCTGCTGGTGTTGGCGCTGCTGGCATGACAGCTGCAACTAACATTGGTCAGGCTCTTACGCAGGCTGGTCAAGCTCAGGCTGGTGGCGCGCTGGCGCAGGGCAATGCTTGGAATCAGGCGCTTGGCAGCATCGGTGGCTTTGCTGCTGCTGGTGGGTTTGGTGGATTTGGCGGCAACAATCTCAGCCGATTAGTTCCTGATGTTAATTCAACAATCGCAGCAAATCCGAGTATCTTCTAATGGCACAACCATTTGATTACACCATTGCATCACCAATGGATGCTTTCCAGAAGTCCTATGCTTTTGGAACCGCTCTTGCCGAACGTGAGGCTCAGGCTAATCGCGCCAAGCAGGTAAATGATGCTTTGGTTTCTATTGCTAATGATCGCTCACCTGAGAACCTTGCGCGCAATCTGCTGATGTTCCCGGAACTGAAGGAGCAGGTTGCAACCAGTGAATCTATTCTAGGCGAAGCAGAGCGCAGTTCGAATAATCAGTTCCGCGCTGAAGTGATTAGCTTGGCGAAAGCTGGAAACATTCCGGCTGCTAGGTCTAGGCTTGAAATGCAGGCTCAGGCTTATGCCAACACCCCTGGCAAAGAACGTGAGGCGCAAGCGGCTAAATCGCTATTGCAGGCATTTGATAAAGACCCTGATGCTGTATTGCTGCCGATGACTATTCAATTGGCGCAGAGCGACGAGAAGCTTTATGGTACGCTGTTTGGACAGGCTGAACTTACTTCATTTCAAAAAAACCTTATAGCTGCCGGAATTGATCCGAAAAGCGATCGAGGGCGGCAGCTTTCGGAGCAGTTTGCGGTTAATCAGGCTGATCCTCTGGTTGAGGTTGAAACGCCAAACAATGGAAAGTTTGTCGGACCTAGATCTGAATACTTCCGCCGCTATGGCGATGGTGCAGCTGCGCCGAAAGTTATTCCAGCTCCGAAAAGTAAGGCGGAGTTTGATGCACTTGCCCCAGGGGCTGAATATATTGCACCAGATGGTTCCACTCGACGCAAACCAATGAATGGAGGTCAGACGGCAAAACCGTCTGGTAACTTTCCAAGGCAGTAACATTGACCCGGTTGGAGATCTTGGGAAACTTGGATTCACGCCAACGAGTGGATTCAGGACTCAGCGCCACCAAGAAGCTTTAAGGCGGCAAGGTCTGACGCAGACAAAAACAGGATCACACCCTCGCGGCGATGCTTTGGATTTCATTCCACCCAAGGGAATGAGCATGGCTGAAGCAATCCAGACGGTGAAGAGGATGTATCCTGGCGCTAGGGTTGCTCCTAGTAACAAAGGCGCAATTCATGTAACCTTGCCTGGTTGGGGCAAGGCTCCCGATGTTAGCGGCTCTCGCCGTAGGTATGGTGAATAATATGGCTCAAGAATGGTGGAGTGATTCTGAAGTTGTTCTTCCTGCTCAGGAAGCGCGGCAAGGCGTGGTCATTCCTGAAAAGCCTAAAGAGCCAGAAAAGCCTGATTATCCCAGCGGTTACGAGCCAGATCCTATGAATCCTGGACGGCTGCGTGCTATTCCGGGCGGCCCTGCCGATAAGCCATCAAAAATGCTCCCAGAAGGTTCCGCGCAGAAGCTGATCGATGACGTTGATCAGGTCGATGCGCTTAGTCGTGCTCTCAATGGCTTTAATGATGATTATGCCGGAAGTATGTTCTCTTCGGCTGAAAGTTTGCTGCAAGGATGGAATTCCGAAATTGGAACTCCGGGGCAGCGCAACTGGTGGGCCGACTTTAGATCAAGCGATAACATCATTCGGAATAAATTGTTTGGTGCATCGCTAACGCCTGCCGAACAGGCTGCTTATGATAGAACAACAATTACGCCAAGCATGGACCCAAAGACGATTAGGGAAAATCTTCAGAAGCGTCTTGGTATCGTGCAGAAGGCAGCGCAGCGGCGTTATAATCGCTTAACGGCTGCTGGATACAATCCAGAAGAAATCAACGCCGTTGTTGGTGAAGTTCCAATTTTTGGAGAACCTGCAGCGCCTCCAGCAGGTGAGGAAGCACAAGCTGGGCCTAAAATCACTGTAACTCCAGAAGAATCAATCGCTGAGTTTGGTGAACTAGCATACGATAAGAACGGCAATCTTGTTGGCCGCGCTTATTCGCAGTCTGGTGAAGGTGTCTATTACAACTCCAAGGGAGAAGAAGTAGGCATAATTCGCGGAGTGGCTGAAGAGAAACTGCAGGAAGCTGCTCCATCATTCTTTGGTGGAATTGCTCGTGATATTAGCGAGGCAGTAACTGGATCTGAGCGCGCCACTGCTACGACTGAAAGTCTACCTGACTGGGTTGAAATGCCAGAGATGCAGCAGCTTTTTAGCATTCCTGCATTCAAGGCTGCTCTTGGTACTGCATTAGGCGGTGGTCCACAGGAAATTGCACAGATCGTACAGTCTAATTTCCCTGGAACTGAAGTGTTTCAGGATGAGAAAGGCAATTACATCCTGCGCTCTCCGTCCACTGGGCAACGTTATGCGATTAAACCTGGATTCCAGTTGAGCGATGTTCCTCGCGCCCTTAGCATTCTTCTTACTGGTGCTGGTGGACGCGGTGCTAGTGTTGCTCAGACTGCTCTGCGTGAAGGCGCTTTGCAGACTGGTATTGAAACCACTCAGGCTGCAACTGGCGGCACATTTAATCCTGAAGATATTGCCACTGCCTCCGTGATTGGTGGCGGAGGCCAAAAGCTTGCAGAAGTTCTTCCAGGTGTCGTTCAGGGTGTTAGGAATGTTCAGGCTGGCCGTGCTGCTCCAGAAATGGCTACTCAAGGCGCTGTAGAACTTCCTGGTGGTCTTTCTCGCCCTAGTGGTGCTGTAGCTCCTCCCTCTACTCCAACTGCACCTATTGCTGAAGTAGGCGCCCCTATTCCGGTAAGTGAAGCTAGAATCTTTGAAGCTGGTGAAACTTTTGGAGGCCGAGGCACTGCTGGTGCTATGTCTGCCTCTGAAGAAACCATTCGCGCCCAACGTGCGGCAGAGCTTCCAGTCCCAATTGAACTAGCTCGCTTCCAGCGCACTCGCAACTTTGATGAACAGCAGCGTGCGCGTGAATTGGCAAAGAACAATGAAGTCGGTGGTCCTATTCGGGATCGTATGTCTCAGCAGCAGGAAGCCCTGCGCCAGAACTTTGAGCGGTTTATTGAGGGAACTGGATCTCAGGTTTGGGAAAATCCGTATGAGCAGGGCGGTGTAATTGCTGATGCTCTGTCTACTTTGGCAAAGCGTGAACGCACCAAGATCAATGCGCTCTATAAGCGCGCTGAGCAAGCTGGTGAAATGCGTGAGCCTGTTTCCTATAGGTCGCTGTCTGATTTTATTGCTGGTCAGACTCCAACCACTCGTGAAAAGCTTGCTCCGGTTCTGCGTACTGTTCAGGAGCAACTTGATGCAGCAGATCCTAACAAGACCGGAATGATCACTCTCAATCAGATGGAGGATATTCGGAAGCTCATCAATAAGGTTTCAAGCCCAGGAACTCCCGATGCCAGCTTTGGCCGCGATATGCGTGGTATCATTGATGATGCCACTAAGGATGCTGGTGGAGACGTATACCGTCAGGCTCGCGCCGCCCGCGCTAAGTACGCACGCGATTTTGATGATATTGATCTTGTCCAGAAGATCTATTCAACTAAGCCTGGTTCAACTGAGAGATACGTTGCCCTCGAAAAAGTGGTAGATCGAATTACTGGAACCAGCGCACCGCTTGATAGCGTTAATGGCCTTTTGGGCCTTCTTGATCGTGCTGGCCCACGTGGCGCTCGTGCTAAGAAGGAGTTACAAGGCGCAGTTATGGAAAAAATCCGTGATCAGGCATATCGTGGCATTACCCGCGATGAGTCTGGTGGTGTGGTTATTCAGCCTTCTGCGCTGAATGCGATCATTGTTCAGTTGGATAAAAGTGGAAAGCTTGATGCTATCTTTGACAAAAAGACTGCTGAGCTGCTTCGCACTGTCAATGACGTTACCAAAGATATTGTCACTGCCCCCCCAGGAAGCGTCAATGCCTCTGGAACTTCTAGCGCCATCATGAATGCAATCGACACTGTTGCTACATTCGGAACTACTGGGATTCCTGTTCCGGCGGCAAAAATCTTAAATGAATTTCGTAAATCTCTCGCGAATCGATCGATGCGGAAAGAAGTTAAAAGGCTCTTAGACTGATGACCTTTCCAAGCACCGCAATTTCTGGCATAACGCCATCCAAGGAGTTTGATTGATGGCCGCGCTTTCTGTTCAGGTTCCATATCCTGTTTTCTATGATCGTGACGGCGATCCATTGGATAATGGCAACATCTATATTGGTGTTGCTAATCTTGATCCTGTAGCTAATCCAATTCAGGTCTATTTTGATGAAGCTTTGACTATTCCAGTTAGTCAGCCGATCAAGACTAGTAACGGTTATATATACCGTAATGGTACACCTGCACAACTGTATGTTGATGCTATTAATTTTTCCATTAAGGTAAATGATTCTAAAAATACATTAGTATTTAGCTTTCCTGATGGGACTGGAATTAGCCCTAATGCCTCTGGTATTTCTTTTACTGGATTTAAGGGGCAAATAGGAAGTGTCGCAGATCTTGCTGATGCAGACGGTTCTGATTGGATTGGGTTTACGCCGTCTGGCACGAGCGCCGCACCGCGATCAGCACAAGACAAAGCGCGTGATTTCGTCTCTGTACGCGACTTTGGCGCTGTTGGCGACGGAACAACCGATGACAGCGCCGCATTTACTGCTGCGCTTGCGGCTTCTGACTGCATCACTGGCGTGCCTGGCGATACGTATTTTATCGACAGCACAGTCACTGTTGTATCCGACAAGCAGATTATAGGTAACGGTTCAGCGATTAAAGGCGCATCAGGCGAAACCGCATTTCTAGTGACCGGCGACAATGTGCTTGTCGATGGCTGGTTTGTTGATGCTAATAACGGCCTGTACACTTTTCGCAATGACGGCGACCGGAATACGTTCTCAAATAACGTGTTCACCGGGAATGTCGGCCATTACATTTTCAACAATGGCGCGTTCTACGCCAAGGTCTTGGGCAACCGCTTTGAATGCGAGAGCGCCGATACTGAAGTAACGACCGCCGTTGTGTTTGAGGGGTGCCAGCATTTCCTCTATGAAGGTAATTCCACCAACGGCGTGCCGGTGGGCTGGGGTGTTCAGGTGCGCTCCAGTTCGCAAAGCGGCGCAATTGTCGGTAACACGTTCCGGCAGTTCATTTGGCAGCAGTCCATTACCGCCACTGGTGGGCAGACCGTTTTTAATTTTACCCTCGGTTCAAAGGTAAACTTCAAGGGTGTCCAAGTTGACGGCACTCCAGTTACGGCTGGCGTGACGATCACTGGTACTGGCCCCAACTACACCGCAACTTTCGCCGTAGGGCGTTCTGCTGGTGAAGTGGTCAGGCTTATTGGCTACCGAGGTGCCGAAAATATTCAGATTAATACGTCATCCTTTGACATTACGGTTGCGAACAACGTCATTAACGGAACAGGCGACAGCGGCATTGTCTGCCTTGCAGACCGTGTGACGATCAGCGGAAACATTATTAAGAACGCAGCCTATGCCGGTGTTGCGCTGTATGGTGGCCAGAACAATATCACTGTAGCTAACAACGTGATTAGCGATTGTTCGTTGCTGGATGATGGCCAGAGCAGCCCTGAAAATCCACTAGTTGCGTCCACCTTTAACGGCGGCATCATGGTCAGCGGTTCGCAGATCACCGTTACCGGGAACGTATTGGTCAACGACAGCGGAACCATGATGTATGGTGTGCGGGTCAATACTGTTGACAACACCACAACTGGCGAAGCTGACGCGGCCATTCGGATTGGCAATAACGCTTTCCGTGGAACTTATTCGCTGGGCAAAATTTATATGCCCAATGATACAACCGGAAAGCGTGTGCAGTCCGTTATCATTACGGATGGGTTCATCACGCCTTATCCATTGCAGATTGATCTTGACCAAGCGTGGACAAACAATCCGCCATCCAACGACTATTGGACTAATTTCGGGTTTGGCGGAACTTTTGCTATCCGAGACACTGCGGTTAAGCTGGGCGGGACAGCTTCTCTCAAAACGGTTGCTGGCGAATACGTAGATTTTCAGCCCACCGCATTTGGCGCGATGAAAAACACTATCATGAAGGTGAGTTTCTGGGCTAAAAATGATAGTGGTTCGTCCTATTGTTCAGTGCTTTCGACGCTGGCTGGGCTTGACCAAGCGGTGACAGTCAACATTACGGACACTTCATGGAAGCAATACGAACTTCTGGTTCCGTACACCGATAATTTGACCGCCTTTGGGCTTATCCGATTTGGGGCGAACTTGGGTTTTGCCAACATTCAACACATCAATGTATCAATGATCCAGATTTAAGGAGTTGTCATGGCTGACAAGAAAATATCGGCGCTGACTGCAGCTACCACCCCCTTAGCTGGGTCTGAAGTTCTCCCGATTGTTCAGGGCGGCGCAACCGTAAAAGCATCGGTGGATAACGTACTTGGTCCGCTTCAAAGCGTTAAAGGGTTGACCGCGGGGTACGTTCTTAAAGGCAATAACACCAGCAATGTCAGCGCATCTATTGTTTACGACAACGGCAGCGCGGCGGCTATAGGAACCACTACTCCGCAAGGCGTTTTTTCAATTGGCTCGCTTCAAAGCGGACAAATTGGGTACACGCTTGATTGGACCGGAGCAGGCGGCCCTTATGCCGTAGCTTCATTTACGGCGGACCGCGGAACCGGCGAAATTAGACATTTCGCGTATTCAAACTACTACCATGTTTTTTACGCAAACAACGCAGCCGCATTTAAGGTAAATACAACCGGAAATGTGGAGGTAGTGGCCGCCGGAAAAGGCATTACGGTCACAAGTCCTGACGGTCTCACCACTAAAACGATCACCATTGATAACGCCGGTGCCATTACGCTGGTGTAACGCAGATTGCCAGACTGCAACAAACAAGGAAAACCATCGCACCAGGTCTTTCTTCAATATCGTTTTATGATATTCTTGCCAAATTGATAGTAAGTACCGGGGGTAGTTGTGGCCGAGTCTAATGTTTTAGCAGTTAAGCTAGATATGCTTCACAGTGATGTGATTGATATGAAAACAGCACTGGGTGAACTGTCGAAGGCAATTACCAAACTGGCTCTCGTTGAAGAGCGTCAGTCTCAGACTGCTGAAGCACTGGAGCGCGCATTTAAGGCTATTGGCAAGATCGAGGATCGACTTTCTGCGCTGGAGCAGGCTGCACCTAAGTCTAAAGAAACCAGCGCCTGGGTAGATAGATTTATCCTAGGCGTTGTTGTTGCTGTTACCGGATTTGTTGGAACGAAACTGGGGCTGCTATGAGCATCGTTCTCGGCCAGCGTTCGCTTTCTAGGCTTGAAGGCGTGCATCCTGATCTGGTGCGCGTGGTCAAGAAGGCT